CTAAAAATCTAACTGGTGGGTGTTCATACCAAAAAACTGGAAATTCACGACTACCTTCATCATTATTCTTCCATCCTGGTGTGCAGTTTTCATACATACTAGCTTTAGGATATACATCTTTAAATGAAGGAGCCACATTACTAAGTAATCTAGCAGCTGTTCTCATTTTACCTTCATCTTCTTTAGTACAATAATAAATACGATTTGTACTATTCATAAGATCTTTAACTTTTGGTTCAATCTTATCTAAAGTAAACTTATCGTCTTTAGTATGGTCTAATCTAAGAGTATAAGCAACCATTCTCTTTTCTATTTCTCTACGTTCTGCAGGAGACAAATTAGAAAACTTAGCTTTTTCTTCATCTTGTGCTTCTATTTCTTTACACTCTTCTATCCATTCTTCAGGAACCTCAATATCATCATAAGATTTGTACCATTCAGATGATTCAATAAACTTAAGAATGGCAGCACGTTTAGCTTTTACTCTATTCTTTTCTTTCATTACTTTTTGAACAGCATCAGTATTACCTAATGCTTTTTCAAGTAATTCTTTAAATTTATCATCTAAATCTTGCAAATTATATGTAGTAACATGGTTTTTATCATATGAATCCTCACAATCTTTATTTAATAAATATGTATCTTTATATTTATTAAAAGGTCCTTCTTTAGCATAAAAATGTTTGGCATCAAATCCTTGCCAATCTTTAACTGTATCTCTTTTTATTACTTTTTTACTGTTTTCATATGCAGTATAAGGTTTCATAATATTTAAACCTTCAAATAATTTATTAGCTGATCCATATTTAATTCTAGGATCAGGCCCATATTTAGGTTTAATATCATCAGTATTGATAATACGTGATAATTTATTTAAAACTTTATTTTCACTGCTATTACCAGTAATAATAGATCTACAAGCATCTACCCATTTTAAGAAATCAGTTTCTTTTAACTGCTCTTCTACCATATCACTAGCTTCTTGTGCAGCTGCTAGAATAACACCTTTAATGTATTTTTTAGTAGCCTCATTCCATATAACTTTCTCACGTGATGGAGTAACATCTACACCTTCTTGTAACACAGTTTCTGTTCCATCTTCATTAGTAACAACTTGGCGAGTAGGACATTTAAATGCTATACATCCATACATTTGCTCCATTTCTAATTCACGGAAATCAATATACCCATAATTAATACCTGTTGTAGCATTTTCATCTTTAACAAGTACAATATGTGGTTTATTAAAATAATATGAATCAGAAACTATAAGATTTTTAGAATTATGTAATACTTCAGCCTTAAAATTAACTTCTCTTTCATGACCGTTATCTTCATTATTTATTATTTTAAAGTTAACATTACTAAAGTATAATAATTGTTCTTCTACAGCTTCTTCAAATTTATTACGATTGTGGCGTTTAACACCAAATGATACAGTAGTTCTATTTTTACCGCCATCTATATCATCTCCACCATAGTTTTCATAATATACTTTAGTGCCATCACTGAAAGTAATAAATGGATTAGGTTTGCCTTCTTTTACATTAAAAGCAGGTATAATGAAATCAGTTTTGTAATTATAACAATTACATTTAAACCTCATACCATTATATACAGTTTCAATTGTATAAAAATCTACTCCTGTTGATAGCGCAGCTTTAGCACCAAGACCAAAGGCTCCAAAATTTTCACTGGTATTTCTTTTCGTAGAATAACCCAGTTCTAATATACCTTCTAAACGTCTTTTTCCAATACCTACACCATAATCAGTAACTTTAAATACATCACAATAACCTAAACCTTCATTTTTTTCATATACTAAATCTATTTGATTAGTTTCAGTGTTTAAATATCCAGTATTGTAATAATTTTTATCAAAATTACTATCTTTATATTGAGGGCCATGTCTCTCAATATAATAATCTTCAACTTTCTTTTTGCCACTTAATATTTCTATTGCTACTTCTTTCTCACGTTGAGAGTCACATGCATTTGTTACAAGTTCTCTAATCGTAGATTGAATTGGCATAGAATATTGTGTGGATTGCAAAATGTCAAAAACCATCTTTTCAGCGCCTTTATTAATACGCTTGGCAACACCAGCAGATCCTTGGATCGGCTTGTCAATTGTTTTAATACTCATAATATCAATTTTTAATTATTTATAATTTTTAAGAGTTACCTCTTTCTAAACGTTCTTCATCAGCTCTCATTTCTGCCCACATTTCTTTCATGCGTTCATCATATTCATATTCACTTTCTGGTTCATCAAAAGTTTCATTGCATTTAAAACATTTATAAATTGTATACCCTTCTTCATCCTGTGTTTCTTCCCAATTATCAGATCCACAGCATGGACTTACATCTTCCGGAAAATCCGGACTGTCATAATAACCCATAAATTTTAATTTTAGTTAATAAAAAAGAGCCCTTAAAAGGGCCCTTGTTATAATTGTTTGATCAATTCAATAGCTTCTGTAACTTGTCCTTTATTTCTAGGCATAAAAATTACATACTGTAGATTATTATCTTTAAGATGTTTTTTAAATAGTTTCCATCTTAAAGGAAAAGATTCATTAGCATGACCTTTTGTTTCCATAATCCATTTACCATTAGGATCTACAAAGTCAGGAGTATACGTAATAGCTCTTATCTTGCTACCTTTATTATATAACTTTCTTTTGGTTCCTTCGTAGCATGCTTGAGGATATACCATAGCATCAAATACTGTAAATGTATGTTTTTCATATTCCACTGGTATTTTAGCTTCTTCTAAACTTTTGTAGGCAAACAGCTCTAAATATGATTGAAACTTAATTCCTTTATATTCTGATTTTACTGCATTAACTACTTTTGTTCCTTTTCTTCTATACTTTCTCCTCTTCATAATTCATAACATTAGTTTGTAAAAATCCTTCTAATCCTCTCTTTTTATTCCAAATAAAAGCTTGACCACATCTAAGCGTCCCAACATATCCTTGAGTTTTATGCCAAGTATCATTAGCGCAAATACTAGGAATAAATCTAACTTTAGTTCCCATATACTCATTGAGCATTTCTTTATGTTTATGCCCACAATGTATTTCTCTAACTTTACATCTACTCCACATATCAGGTTGTTCTGTTGCTATTAATAAAGGAAGTTCTTGAGCTTTTTCTTTATCTCCATGTGTAAACATAATCATATTTACTCCATACTCATAATATTTACGTGATTCTAAACTATTGTCTACACTCACATTTTTATTATTATTATATAAAGCATCTAATACTTCTCCCACATAAAACATACGTTCAAAGTCATGGTTACCTTGTATTACTACAACATCCACTGGAGCAAATTGTGATAAATAATCTATAGCTTTTGTAACTAAATGCCAATAACCTCTAAAAGATTGACGCCATCGCATGCTATCTTGTTGAGGTGTACCTTTAGTTGTAGCCCTGCTCATACCTTCAGAATTAAGACCATCATTACCTACTGGTAATAAAAATCTTTCAATTTCTAAACCATCAGCTTTTCTATGTAAATCTTGAATAGCTTGTAAATAATGTTTTTCTAATGCTTCTGGAGCTTCATCAGTTATTTTACCATAATGTATATCTGGTAAAGATATTTCATAACAAATAGGATCTTTAGGCTTTTTATATTTAAGTTTTGGGACTTTAATAGATCTACTTTTTATATAATTTAGCAATTCATCTTTAACTTGAGGCTGTTCATGCCATTGGTTATGAGTTACTATACTATATCTTTGTTCTCCATTAAAATTTTGCCAAAATTTAACAGATTTTACATCTGCCATTGTTAACCCGTTATCTAATAAATGTTTTGAAAATGCTTGACTTTCGCTTAACTCATGTCCATTGTCGTTATTCATTCTTTCTTGTACCCATTCTTCAGAGGTTACTAATTTTTTACAATCTCTAATAATAGCTATATCTACATCCCATTTATCTGCTAACCATTGTGCTCCTTTTTTTAAAAATCCTTTTCGTGTTCTAAATTTTTCTATAATTTCATCTCGTTTCATAATAATGATTTAAGTTTGTTAAAACTGCCGTGTGTTTTAACTAAATCAGAAGGATCTTTACATTTCCATTCTGTAGGTATACACACATTAGTTAAACCATATAAATCACAAATTTTATTAGCTGTTATTTGACCTGGATTACTTTCCTTATCAAAATCATTGTCGTAAAAAACAATAATTTCATTAAATCTTTCTTTTAATTCATCTATAATTTTTGCTTCAGGTATTTGCATTTCGCTCTGAAGAGCAATAGCGTCATAGCCCGCTGCATTTAAACACATTACGTCTTTTAAAGATGAGGTTAAAATGATAAGGTTTCCTTTTTGTGGTAATTGATTCCACCCTTGGATGTCAGCCTTTTTAGTATTACTTGTCCATTTGTTATTTTTTTCATATGGACAATAAATTTTAAAACGTTTATTAAGTCTAAACGCATAACTAGCAGATTTACATGTGAATCTATATTCGTTCACCCAGTAGTGACTTATCGGTTCAACGCCAAATTTAGTTAATATTTTTCTATTAATCAAGTATTTACTCCAAAAAGTCGCATCTTCTTTATTCCATGATCTTCTTTTTTTCTTAATAATTACTAAAGGTTTATTATAAGTCGGCCTTTTTCGTACATAGCCTAAATATCCCATAGTAAAATTAAGCTCTGCTTTTTTAGAACTTAATCCTAAATTGAAATCACAATCAATTATTCTTAAAGCACTATAAAATGAACATCCAAATTTTACTCTAACATAATTAAAGCAATCTAATGTGTGTTCAGAATACCCAAAATCTTTATATAATAATTTTCTATTCCATGGTATAATAGAAGCTGTCGGATTATTGTCTTCTCGTAATTCACTACAAAACTTTTTGCCTATTTCTTTAAAAGAAGGGCAATAATATGAAAAAATATCAAAATCAGAAATTTTAGAAAGTATTACATCTGTATGTAAGTGATCATCACTTTTTCTTTTTTTAAACATAGTTTTCAAATTTAATAAAAATATAAAAGGAGAGTCAATTAAGACTCCCCTTTTTATTTTAAAGGCCTCGTAAATGTGATGTGCATACAAATACTAAACCCATGAATAATACAATAATTACTAACGCGTCCACTAGAACGGTAGATCTTCTTCAGCAGTATCTTTATTTGTTCCCCAATCTTCATTTTCAGACACATCTGAATCAGGAGTTACTGCAGAGATCGTAGGAACGTGTGTTCCCCATTGTAAATCTGTATTAAAATCAGCATTAAATGAACCATAATCGTCATTTAAAGCTTTTATGAATAAATCATCTCTTTGTGGTTTGATTCTACCAAAATATTTTGTATAAACAGTTTGGTATTTATCATCTTTTACACCAACTAGTACTCTGACTTGATTTTCTTTCAAAACAGAAACTAATGCTTTAACTTCTTTTACATCGCCTTTAGCAATTGCACTCATAGTTTCAAAGTATGCTTCGTCCCCGTTAGCAACGTTTGCCCAAGCTCTTACAAAGTTAATTAATGTTTCTTCGCCAACATAACCTTTACGTTGTCCTTCTGCTTTCCACCACTCATAAGTAGGTTCAGCTGTAGACCAAGTAGATTGACCAATAGAATTAATCCATTGATATTTACCTGTCTGTGACATTCTAGCTTTGTCTTGAAGCAACACTTCTAATCTAAAAGTTGCATCATTGTTTTTTAACCAGAATATTACTTTACTGTATTCTTCCTCTCCAATAGTTACATCATAAGTCGGTTCAGCTTTAACTTTAATATCTAAAGCATGCAATTCAGCCATAGTTGGATTCACTGCAATAACTGATACATTTGTTAAACCTGAAAATAGTTTTAATCCGCCAACAACTTCTTGGTTGCTAGCATTCATTTTAATTGCCATAATAAATAAATTTAATTGTTAAAATTGTAATTGATCTGTATCATCTGAGTCATCATTCATTGATTCGTCAAAAGAATTCATTGTAGATTCTACATCTTCCAGCACACCTTTATGTTCTAATGTTTCTACAGGAATGCTAGTCTGATTAGGATCTGGTGTAGTATCATCTACGAAATTGAAAGAAAGTTTCTTAACTTTTTTAGCTTTCTTTCCTTTTAAAGTAGGATGTTGAAACATTTGAGTCACTTCCCACTTTTCTAAGTTGTATTTAGTTTGAATACCTGTACGATCTATACCGTTTTCCAAGTCTTCAAGAATCATTGATACTGTAATTGTTTCTGGTTTTGTACCAGTAGGTGCAGCATCAACACCATTTGTTCTTGCGTTAATCATTTTTTTGGTTTTTAATTAATTAATTAGTCTATAAAAATCTTTGACCATTCTAAAGGCATGGCCTGACCTTTTAAGTGATTGCATCTACTGCCTGCAGTTATATCTTCTAAAGAATCAAATGAAATCATAGTTTCATCATTTTCTCTGTATATATAACCAACAGCATCAGCATTAGCACATGTAATCTGCTTGATCTTACCAGTCAAATCAAGGTCCTTTACAGCAACCTCTTTTCCTTTCTTTTCAAGCATTTTATCCTTTAAGTGTCCAACTAAGATAATATGATCCGCTAACATATTCATCCTATCTATCCATTTTTTATAGGCCATTCTTAAATATAAATAACCTGCGCCATTTGGTAATGATAGTATTGACATACCCGGACTTTTAGTCTCAAAGTTTTTACCCATAGGAGTCTTCATATAAATTTGCTTGCCTTCAATTTCACACCATTCCTCTAATTTAGAGATAGTGTCAATAGCAATATATTTATATGGTTTTCCTTGTTTAATTATTTCTCTTCCAACTTCAGCCAATTCTTTTAAGTTATTTACTTTAATTTTTAAAGCATCAACCATATCTGAACCGTCTTCTAAATCTATAATCAAACAATTATCAAGTTGTGATAATACAGTAGTCTTACCTATTTTAGGGGGACCATATATTATCATGTTTTTAGGTGATTTTCGGCTCGCCTTAACCTTTTTAGTTGGTAATTCCATATTAAATTGATTTTATTTTTATTATCTTAAGCCATTAGTTATCCACATTAATACAATGGTTAAAATTATACCCATTATACCAACGTAACAAAAAAAGGCACTAATCATTCTATTGCGTATTTGCTTCTTCGTTAACTTCATTTAATTTAATTTTAATGTTACTAAGTAATTCTGATAAAGTATCAACTTCATTTCTTAACATTCTGTTTTCTGCAACTAAAGCATCAATAAAATTAACTTTATCATTGTTTTGTATGATCTCTGTTTCAGAAACTGTGTGTTCACAAAGATTGAAAAAATGAGTATATATATCATCAAAATTAAGTAAAGCTTCATGTGTTTTTAAATGATGCAATACACTTGCATGATCTCTTCTTATTACAGCTGCTATTTCACCTAATGTAAATGCAAAATATTTTCTAGCTATTACTGAATATATTCTTCTAGCATCTACTACATTTCTATGTCTAACTTTACTTTTTAAGGTTGAAATTTTAATATCGCATATATCTGAAACTAGTTTCAATAAAATATCTAATTTCTGATATTTGGCTAGAGATTTTGCTATTTTTGTTTTCATCTTGTTTTTCTTTCGTTAATATTAAAGGTTGAAAGCTCTGCTTCATACCCTATCATTCCTAATAAACCATCACGATTTTTTTCTACATGGCATGCTAGTAAGCCTACTGGATCTTCATCGCAATATCTTTCTGTTATACCATATAAATCATAAGGTCTATTTAAAATCATAACAACATGCGCATCTTGCCCAATACTATCACCACCAAACAAATCTGTTAGTAATGGTTGATATTGATTTTTTGCACGATGCTCTTGCTCTATGTTACGATTCAATTGAGATAATAATATATTTATTGTTCCCATTCTAGATTGAAGAAACATGCATCCTTTAGAAATAGTATTTAATTTCTGTAATTCTGTTTCCTCATTACCTCTAATAAGTCTAGAGTGATCAAATAAATTTATTATCAATGTGTCAGGATTCTCAGTAAATAATTCTTCATTAGTTTTAATTATAAATTCCATTGTTCTTGGAACATTATTAAAATAAATATTATAATGAGAATACTTTTTAACTTTAGATGCATATGATTTAAAATCCATATGACCTAAAGGTTTTTCTACAGATAAAAGTTCACCCAATTGTTTTCTTACATCTTTTGAAGCGCTACGCATTACTTGCTGGTAACCCGGCATTTCAAAGGTCCAATAAAGTACAATTATTTGTTTATCTGTGTTTTGGTCTAGTACATCAAATACTAGTTGATTACTAAAAGCTGATTTACCTACACCAGGTCTACCAGCTATTACATACAATTTACCCGGTTGTAGTCCACCAAGAAGATTCTTATTTAAACGAGGCCATTTAGTAGGAAGTACATTCCTTAATCCATTCATTGCATCTTTAACAATTACAATAGATTGATTAACAGCTTTGTCTATTTTTTGGAATCCACGGTTTTTAAATACATCAGAGTGATCTTGTAATTCTTTGTGGTTTTTGTTTGTTATCATTGTAGTCTATATCTTCATACTTTTCCCAAGTATGGTTATTAATCCAAGTTTCTAAATTCTGCAGGTAAGCAAGATTTTCTCTGTCTATTAACAGTTGCTTATTTAAAAGCAATATTATTCTTTTATGAATATGTGCTTTCTTACCTACAATTTTACGATACCGATTTTTGGCTTTTAAATTTGATTTGGCATCTGGATTAGCAGCGTGTAATATTCTTACACCTGTTTTAGTTTCCACTTTCATTGGATATGAAGAAATAAGTTCTGAAAACATACTGTCAAAACTAGTAGAAAATAGATCTGTAAACTTATCTGTAACAGAATAATTTAAAATATTTTCATTATCTAATTCAACATATCCTTTTGTTTGTAGTATAATCCAGTCAAAGTTTAAATTTAGTTTATCAAAATATCCATATCCTTTACGATACAAAAGATAAAGCGCAGTATATTCATCCGCGCTTAACCCTGTATCTTTTAATAAGTTTAAGTCTAATTCTATCGTCATATTAAAAGTTTTTGGAGGTTACAAATATACAAAAAATGTATGTATTTATTATGGTAACCAGTTAATATTATCAAGCTTTTTAACAGCATTTTTTAACCATTTTTCTTCTTGGCTATCTTTAATATATAAAATGTATATTTTACCAACTTTACCTTCTTTGAGTCTAATAAGTCTACCTACCCTTTGAATCATTGATAATGATTTACTAGTAATTCCACATATTATTCCCATATTAGCATTAGGTACATCTAATCCTTGATTAAGCGCTTTAGTTGAGCACAAAACATTAATTGTATCATTTTTAAAATATTTTAACGAATTTTCTCTTTGTTTTTTAGTTTTCTTACTGTGATAAGCCATACCTAATGGGTCTATAGAATCACATAAGCGATCTGTAAATTCATTAGCGCCTCCAAAGGCAAGTATTTTTTTATCAAGGTGTTGATAAACTAACTTTTTAAATTCTGTTATTTTATTTTCAGCAAAATCAACAATTGCTTTTCGTGATCTAATACATCTGTAAAATTGTGCAGCCATTCCTTTACTATGACTATCCGCATTTTTATCACTCATTAATCTTTTAGCTTCATTAAAAGCATCAAATTGTCCCAATTGGTATTTATAATATACAAATTTGTTATTTATGTTTTTATAAGCTTCTCTTTCTTCTACTGTTAAATCTACTGGCATACAATAAATTTCATAAGGAGAAACTAGGCCTAAATTTACACATTCATCTAATGTTATTGTATAAACTGTAGGCGCTAATTCCTGTAATAATGATTGATACTCCGGCTCTTCTGGAGGCGTAGCAGTCATACATAATATCTTATTAAAACTATTATTTTCAAAAAATTTACGATATTCTAAAGATAAACCTAAATGTATTTCATCACATACAACAATATCATAGTGTTGATCTTGTAATTTATAAGCAGATTGATAACAAATAATATCAACCCTGTCTAGGCAATCTTCATATCCCCATTTTAGAAATTCCTCTTGAAATTGTTTTTGCAATTGCGTAGTAGGTACCAAAATAATAGCTTTAGCATTAGGATTATTA